TGCAATTTGTAAAGGTCTTGGTAGCAAAGAAGGTTTAAAAGCTATTGAAGACATATTAGATCAATCTAAATAAAAAATAATATGTTCTGGTCCAGTACAAACTGGGAAGGGTCATTATATGGAGGATTTGAAAAAATCCTCCATGACTTTCCTACAATAAAAACAAGCTTTGATGTTCAAACAGAGTTTAGTCCTGCATCTAAACTTGCATGGAATTCTAAATCTAAACTTGCAGATTTATTTCAATTAAAGGTTAAAGAGTTTGGTGTAAGTGATTATTTATTAGCTGGTGCTCAAATGAAAGAACTTCCTTTATTTTATGGTTCTTCTCTAAAATCAAAGTGTTTAATTCCTACAAAAGAAGATGTACAAACAACTATCAACTACATCAAAGAATCTGACACAGAATTAGGTAGTTTGTTTGATCATTATGAAGAAGAACTTTTGAATGCTTCTATACAATATATAGTAGATGATGAAAATCCACATTCAGATGACGACAGTAGATCATCATCATCATCAAAGGGTATGAGCCTTAGAGAAGCAAAAGAAAAAGCTAAACAAATTATTCGTAAAACTAAAAAGTTTGAATATAAAGGATTTAAATCAGGCATAAGTCTTTTTGATGCAGATACTAAGGAACTTAAAGAAAAAGCATATTTTGTAAACATGCTTAAGCATAAGATTGACAAAAAGAAAGTTAAGTATAGTGCTGAAGAAGAAGCATCTGCTAAACGACTTATAAACTTATTAGATATAAGCTTTGATCCTAAAGCAGACAAGGTAGATAATCTTCGTAATGGCAAACTTGATGTTGCAAAAATTGCAACAGTTCAAAGTGGTAACACAAGAGTTTACTACAAAATAGAAGAAAATATATCTACTAAACCTTTTGCTGTTTGTATTCTTATGGATGAAAGCGGAAGTATGGATCGTTATAGACCAGGTAAACCTGATTCAAATGCTGACTATCAACATTCTATAGTTAAAATCTTATATAAAACGTTTTCTGAGATTATACCAAAAGATAAAATTTATATTTATGGACATAGTGGTGATGAAGAATCTCACACCGATCCAGAAATAAGAATTTATCATGATCCGTATAATCAGAACTTTGAAGATGTTTTTGAAGCACAAAGTCATATAGATTTTAATGAAAACTATGATGGTATTGTTATAGAGAAAATATACGATAGTATTAGAAGCAAAACTTCTGAAAATATTCTTTTTATATCTGTATCTGATGGTCAACCATCTGGTTGTAATTATGGTGGAGAAAAAGCTATTGATGAAATGAAACGTGTTATAGAAAAGTGTAGACGCGATGGCTTTGTAACTGTAGGTATTGGTTTGCGTTATGATAGAGTGAAAGAAATCTATAGCTATTCCACTGTAATAAGTGATTTAAAAGACACTTCTAAACTCGTAAGTACTCTAGTAAACAAAGTTGTTAAACTTGAATTTCAAAATGATGAATATTGATTTAAGAAAAGAGAATATAGAACTTCTCAAAAATGATTATGTAGATTTTATTAAAACAACAATACAAGAAACTGGGAGTCTTTATCCCAGTTTTACTGTATTTAGTGAAATTAAAGGTGAATATGAAGAAGACAAACCTAAAATAGGTTTGATTCATATTCCAGTTCCTAGTAAATTTATGGAAGATGCTGATTCTAAAGATGAATTAGTTACAGATGTTCTTCCAGAAATTTCTAAGACAATAAAAAAAGACTTTGTACCTTATGCATTAGCGTGGGCTTCTGAAGTATGGGTTAGACGCATTAATAAAGAAGATGTTAAATCGCCTAAAGATTTAGAAAAGTTAAGCAGATCTGCTGAAAAAGTCGAAGCTATTTTTATAAACATTGAATCTGAGTTTGAAAACAACGTTTATGTTTATGAAATTGAAAAAGATGGTAAACAAATTAATGCTGATGGGGACTTAGTTGATAAAATAAATCTAATAGAAGCTAAAGATCTTACAGAAAGTGTAAAAGAAGGATCTATGTCTGGTAGATTTTCTAATCTGTTTCATTTATTTAAATAATGCGTATATGATAAAATTCTTTAAAAGATTATTCTTTAGGAAGAAGATAGAATATGAAAACAAAATTGCTGAATTAGAGCAAAAATTAGTAGAAAAGCAAGAGCATATTAATAAAACAAATGCTTTTTGGAAAAAAAAGCTCTATCAACAAAAAAATTCTAACAAAAATTAACTATTATAGCTCTATTATCCATCAATAATTTATCTATCCGCTGTTAATTAATTTAATATATATAATTTTATTATATAAAATAATATATGTTATACCAGTTACCAAATGGAAAAGTCATAGAAATAAGCACCGAACAGTATTTTGAAATGTCTGATGAAGAATTAGAATATTTAATTGCTTATAACTATGGTGATGTACAAGAAGATCCATGGTTTGGATCTGTATTGTTAAAACAAGAAAAAGAAGATAATTCTGTTATTGATCTACCAGAAATAACAGATATATCTGAAAAGGATAAATTATCAGATTTAGATATAGATTATGATGATATAGTTGACTAATGTTAGATTCTAGTAACAACATAAGGGACTCAATTGCGAGTCCCTTTTTTTTAATTTTAAAACTTAAGTATTATGAACACTCCAGTAATGGTAAAAGCTGACCAACATGGAAATGTTATTGGTGTATCTAAAAACAATCCTGAATTTGGTTTTGTAAAAGTACAACAAACTGCTATTCAAATTAATGATCAAGGATGGCTCAAACATGTTGTAAGAACTGCTCTTATTAAAGGTAAAGTTGAAGATCTTATTTCTTCTAATTTTAAACCTGATCAAGTTCTTCCAGGTAAAATTGTTGTAAAGGAATCTCTTACTCCTTTTAATAATGAAAATCCTGATAAAGATTTAAAAATTGCAGGTGAAACAGGTGTAATCTGTAGATTAGATGACCAACCAATTTATCGACAAGCATATTATACGCAAAATATAAATGCTATTGATGAGTTTATTTCTCATACTAATACAGATGAGATTCGTGATGTACAAATGATTCAAAGACAACTTCCAGATATTTCAAAATCTAAAGTTGAAAAATTTGAACCTGTGACATTATAATAATGTTCTATATTTTATAAAGCCTAGGAGTTTTTCCTAGGCTTTTTATTTTTTAAATTAATAAATATATATGTATAATCCTCATAAAACTATAAGTGCTACTGATAAAGGTATCAATATCTGTTATTTAGATAATAAAAAACATATGTTTAAAACATATGAAAATGCTCATTTATCAAAAATCCAAATTGAAGGAACAGCGCAATATCAAGAATTTGAAAAACAGGTATTTAATCCTGTTCAAAAGAAAATGTATAATCAACTTGTGTATGGATTTTCAGTGTTCACTGAAGAAGAAATGCAAAAACTACACCCTAGAATTAAAAAACATATAAAAATTAGATATACAAAGACTCAAGTTATTATTAATCAATTAAAACAAAAAATTGTAAATAACTCTGTAAATCAATTATTTATAAAAGTTTTTCCAAAGTCACCTGTTACTAAAAAATTAGTTCATATAAACGGATATCATCCAGATTATTTATGTAAATTAACATTTAAAGAACTAGGAATTAGTAGTATTATGATTGCTGAATATTTAGTAAAATACTCTTTATTGCCAAAAAACTTTTTTCAACTAAAATAAAACATATGGAACATATTTTTGTATCAAATGGAGAAACGCAACTTGCGTTAGTTCCAGAAAATGAAATCGATAAAGGATTATTAAGAGAACTTATGGATAATGGTCCAGTAGAAATAGAATGGATTAGACAACCTGTAGGTATTCTTAATAAATCCGTAAGTAGCGGTGTAATTATTCGTAGAAAACGTCAAACTGTTACAGAAAAACAATTACCTAATGATCAAAGCGAAGCTTAAGAAATGCACTCAATGTAACCAAGAAAAAGTTATATGGAAAAGTGTAGGAAAAAGAGATAAGTATTGTAAAGAATGCTGGTACTCTATAGATAAGCCTAAATCTATCTCCCCTGTCTCTAAAAAGAGGCAGGTAGAGATGGATGAATATTCTAAAAAACGCAATATATTTTTAATTGCTAATCCTAACTGTCAAGCAAAACTTGTTGGTTGTACAGGTGCATCCACTGATGTACATCATAAGCAAGGTAGAACAGGAGATAACTATTTAAAAATGAGTGCTTGGTTATCTGTATGTAGATCATGTCATTCTTGGATAGAAACTAATCCTTTAGAAGCTAAAGAGTTAGGATTTAGTGAATCACGTTTAAATTAATTAACAATGATTGAATTAACTGAAGCAGAAGAAACATTTTGTTTATATAAATTAGGAACAGAAGGATCATTTATAACATCTCTTATTGATACTATATTCAAAGGTGATATTGTAAACAGAACTAAATTAGCTAAAGGTTATCCTGAATTAGTAGAAGTTTGTAATAAATATAATCGAGAATCAGGATATTGGAAAAATTTAGTGGAAAGATGGAATGCTAAATATCCAACTCATAAACTTTATTATTAATAAAAAATTAAAATCATGTCCCATCCATTACACCACGCAATTTCTTCCCAAAAGAAATGGGGAGGAAATATAGAAGATTATTTACCAATACACAATTGGTTTGATGAAACCAAAAGTTCATATCCAGACATGAGACACAGAACCCTCAGACATCATGCTGAGGGTATATTCTGGTGTGAAGAGAAGTTTGGAGTGTATATAACAAACTCTGATGGGAAAATGGTTCCTGTTAGAGCTCTTGGAGAACAACATGTTAAAGAAGATATTGGATGGATACCCACTATTAAGGACTATTTAGACAATATGAATGTTGTTGGATGGATGTATAAACCAGGAGATGGTAGAAAAATGATGAAAGAAATAGCTGATGAGAAGCTAGATTATGTTAAATAAATAAGTTATGCAAACATCAATACAAATGATAATTGAAGAGGTTAAGAGATTATCTAACATACATGAAAATAGAGTACCTTCTGTTTTATTATTTGAAACATTATTCAAAGCAGAAGAAATGCACAAGCAGGAGATAATAGAGGCTCATAATAGTGGATTTGAAAAAAGTGGAGAGGGTTGGAATGGGGAGTATGGCTTAATGGATATGAATAACATATCAGAAGAAATAGAATCTGAGCGATACTATCAAGAAACATTTAAAAAAGATTAGTTATGAAAGAATTAATTAAAGATTTAGAAAATAAACTAAAAGAATATCAAAACCTTGTAAAAGGTATGGAAGAAAGTGGTATTGTTAGTTTTGATTATGAAGATAGTGAAACCTATGGTGTTTTTGTTGGTAAAGCTGAAATGTTAGAATATGTAATAGAGAAATTAAAAACTATTTAGTTATGAACAAAGAACAACAAAAGCAACTCATTATAGAAATAATGGACTTAGATGCTAAGGATGGATTGTATGAAGATGAAGTTGATAAGTTGGCTCATCAATACAATCCAGTTATGAAACTTGATGCTGAATTTATTAGGGCTGGGTTCAAAGCAGGTTATAACAAAGCCAAAGAAACTCTATATACAGAGGAACAAGTTAGGAAAGCAATTAGAATGGGAACTGAAATTAAAGATGGGGAATCTATGGATAATATGTTTTATACTGACGATGAAATCATCCAATCACTTAAACAACCTAAAAAAGATTAGTTATGAATAAAGAACTTACATATGAAGAAAGAGTTAGATGGTTTGTAAATAACTATTATGAAACAGGAATGGAATATGCTTCAATGTTAGAATCAATGAGAAATAAAGATTTAGATAACTTTGAGTGGTATGGTGAAAAAATACAAATTCCAAAATTTTATAAACTTCCCCAACCAGAAATATCAGATGAAGAAATAGAAAAAGCAGCATTTGACTATGTTGAAAATTCTGAAGAAGATAAATGGGCTGCAACATTAACTTTTATAGCAGGATGCAAATGGTACAAAGAACAATTAAAAAACAAATAATATGAGTGATTTTATTACACGTCTTTATGACGAAAAAAACCAACTAGAAGATAAAACAAATAAACTTGGTGCATTTTTATTTACAGTTGATTTTATGAAACTTGATGAAATTCAACAAGGTTTATTACAAATTCAGCATTCAGCTATGATGACATATTTAAAATGCTTAAATGAAAGAATACTAAGATTATCACCAAGAACTAATAATTAAAATGTCTAAAAGATGTTACTGCTGTAAGCATAAATATCCTTTGTTTATGTTTCAAAAAGCTAAAAGGTTTGTTATTCCTAGTGATCTTGGTAGAAACAGATGCTGTAGAATATGTGTATTTAGAGCAGCTAAACATCCTGTTGTAAGATGGGATGCTTCAATTAAAAAGTTTAACATTGTTAAATTAACATTAAAAGAACGTATTAAAGAATTTTTTAAATTTTAAATTATGGCAAAAAGACCTAAAAAATTAGAAGTAAAACCATCAGTGTTAGAATGGTGTAATAAACAAGTAGCTGATGGTCACGAATTATCTATCCACTGGGAAGGTGGTGGAGACTCTGGTTGGGCACATTTTCAAATAGATGGAGAATCTGTAGATAATCAATATACAGAATATTTAGTAGATAGGATGTATGAAGTATTAGACTATGGATCTTGGGCTGGTGAATTTAATGCATCAGGTAGTGCTGAATATAATCCAGAAAGTCAATCATTTGAAGGAATAGATGAATATTCTGAAGATGAAAGAATGGCACATGAATGTAACATTGTTATACAAGTACCTAAAGAATTATGGCATGATAATCTTTCTATTAGTATTGAAGGTGATGACGGTGATAGAACAAGGATAGAAGCAAGATTTGGCATTAAGAATGGTTTCTTATCTGATAAACACATTGTATTTATTAGTGGTCTTGAAGATAAAATGGAAGAAGAAGTAAATGCTGTTATTCAAGACTTTATTGACACTTCAGCAAAAGACTATCGTAGTATTTGGGAAACTATTAACCTAGAACCTCAAGATGGAGTTATTAAAGGAGATTTTCTAGAATACACTATTGATCATTTAGGTATAGGTACAACATCTTCAGACCCTAAAGACATTTATTTAGAAATTACAGAAGAAGATACATTAGTTGACATTTAAATTAATTAACAATGCAATACGAAAATCAAAGTTATATTGTTAGTGGTCAAGGAGGCTTCAAATTAAGTGAAGCCTTTAAACTCTGGAAAGCTAAATATCCAGAATTTATAGATTTTAAGAAAGATGTTATTGTACATCCTAGTCTTGAAGACTTTGGAAAGTTTGTAGAAGAATATTGGGATAGTGTATTACCTGCTACAGTAGAAGAAGCTCTTAGACAAGAAAATACAGAAACTAGACGTACATATTTTGACTGTATTGGTGTAGTAAAACTCTTTAAGTCATTGAACCCCAAGCTTTTAGATAAGCAAGTAATCACTAAAAAAAGAGCTAACTGGGATGATGAAAATAAAGAAAGTTTTCGTATATTTGAGGACGTTTATGAACTCTATAAAATAGAGGGAACAAAGCTCTTTGAGAAAGATAGATGGGGTAGAGATCCAAACCCTGTATATGCTGTAAGATGCTGGTGTACAACAACCAATAGAGAATATTGGCTATACGTTAACCATCAAGCAGCTACAGGAAGTAGATGGTGGGGCGATAGAGATAGCGCAAACTATGATGCTATACGTGCAATTGCTTGGACTATACGTATAGATGTCACAAATCCTGAGAGAATATACAGACAAGGTGATATTATTGTTGTAAAAAGATCTAAAGATAGTAAAGACACAATATCTTATCACTTAGATAAGGATCAATATCTTCAATTAATGTATTCAGAAACTTAATTTTATGGGCAAATATGTATTAGTTACTTGGCCACAGAGTCAAATGTTAATGGAAGAAGAATGGTTTGATGAATGCATACTTATGAATGATGAAAATCATTTAGAAGAAATAGGATCATCAGCTTTTTTTGTTCCAAAAGAAAGATATGAAGAATTTATAAATAAAAACAAATAAAAATGGAAAATCAAGATTCAATTACAATTACAACTAATGAACTACGTAGTTTATTAATTGATGCTAAATATTCAGTTGAACTTGCAAAAGATTTAGCAGAAGAAATTGGAAAAGATGTTACAACATCTGGTAGTGTAGGATATAAAGCTGGAGAAATTTTTGCTAGACTTGATTCAGCTTATGATAAGTTATATGATGTTTTAGAAGAACATGTTCCTTATATTGATGAAATTGAAGAAGATAATAATTTTAAAACTTATAATGAAGCTCCTTATGGACAAAAATAAAGAAAAACAGTTATTTGTTATTGATGGCTATAGAATATGGGCTTACACATATGATCAAGCCTATCAAAACTATTTACAAATTCTTAAATTTTAATTTATGCAAAAAGCAAAACGCATTGTATTAGGAGAAGGTGAAATTGTAGGTCACAAACACATCTTGGAAAGCAAAAAAGAAATGCAATATCAAGAGAATTCCACTTCTATTGACTTTATGTTAAAAGATCTTGGTGTGCTTACACATGATGAGCATGCTAAAATGGTATTTGAAGCTGGTAACTATCGTAGCTACAATCAAGTAGAGTTTAATCCGTTTGATGAAACAGTAAATAGAGTTTTTGATTAATCACTCATAAAAACCAACAATCATGAGTACGTACACTTCGGTTTCCACGAACATTTGCAAAGAAAACAATCTCTATCGTGTTCGCTATCAGAAAAATGGCAAACGCTTTAGTAAGTTTTTCACAAGCAAAAAGGCTGCTATGCAGTATAGGAAACAAAAACTTGGATATTAATGAACAAAAGAGAGCAAGTACAACAAGAAGCTCTAGATATTGCCTTGCAACATAAAAAATGTGGTCTTGGCATATCAATGGGCGTAGGAAAAACTCTCATTGGTCTTAAATATCTAAAACACTTTTGGGACAACGGGAGCATGAAAAGTGCTCTCGTTGTAGCCCCAAAGTTATCAATATTTCAGTCTTGGAAAGATGATTCTATAAAGTTTGGAATTGATTCTAAAATGATAGAAAATGTAAAGTTTACAACTTATCTATCATTACATAAAGAAGAGCACAATTATGATATTGTTGTGTTAGACGAATGTCATTCTTTATTATCTTCACATTTAAGTTTTCTTGGAACATTTCCTGGACGTATATTAGGATTGACAGGTACACCACCTAGATATCAAGATAGCGAAAAAGGAAAAATGGTAAAAGAATTCTGTCCTATACGATATAAGTATATTACAGATGACGCTGTAGAAGATGCAATTTTAAATGATTATAGAATCATCGTGCATAGAATGCCTTTATCAACAGAAAAAAATATTTCTGTAAAAACAAAAGATAAAACATTTTATTCATCAGAAGTACAAAACTATGATTATTGGTATAGACGTGTTTTAGAAGCTCAGACAAAGCAGCAACAACATATTGCTTCTATTATGAGAATGAAGGCCTTGATGAGTTACACAACAAAAGAAAAATATGCAAAATCACTATTAGAAACTATAGAAGATAAATGCATAGTATTTTGTAATACACAAGAACAAGCTGATAAGTTATGTAAAGATTCGTATCACTCTAATAATCCAGATTCTGAAGATAATTTAGAAAGATTTAAAAGAGGCGATATATATAAGCTATCTTGTGTAATGCAACTCAATGAGGGTGTAAATGTTCCTAATCTAAAAGCAGGAATTATTTTACACTCTTACGGAAATGAAAGAAAAGCAAATCAAAGAATTGGTAGATTGCTAAGACTTAACCCAACAGAAACATCCACTGTACACATATTATGTTATAGTGGAACAGTAGATGAGAAATGGGTGAATGAAGCTCTTAAAGATCTTGACCAAGAAAAAATTATGTTTTACGATGTAAACGTATAATTATGGATTTACATTTTGTAGGTAAATATATTAAGAAGAATGGGAGGCTAGAATTTACTAGCCTTTCTTCTTCTAAACAATATGAATTATTTGTTTCACGTCTACCAGAAGGACAACTTGTAGAATGTTTTTATGAAGCTACACATGATGATGGTACATTACCACAACTTGCTAAGCTTCATGCAATGATAAAAGCATTAGC